AAACTGGAATAACACAGCTCCCACTTCTACCGTGTTTAGTGTTGGTGGGAACAATGTAGGTGCAGGCACAACCTATGGTGCCTACCTTTTTGCAACATGCGCTGGCGTCAGCAAGGTGGGAACGTACACCGGCACCGGCACGACGCTTCAGATCAACTGCGGCTTCACCGCTGGCGCACGGTTCGTCCTGATTAAACGCACGGACAGCACTGGAGACTGGTACGTTTGGGACAGCGCCCGCGGCATCATCGCAGGCAACGATCCGTACCTGCTCTTGAACTCCACTGCGGCTGAAGTCACAAACACCGACTACGTCGACGCGTACTCGGCTGGGTTTGAACTTAGCAGCACGGCCCCTGCAGCACTCAACGCTAACGGCGGCACATACATCTTTCTAGCCATCGCGTAAGGAGGCCAAGCAATGCCTGATTATCGTGTCCGCGCCTCTGGCGAAGTCATCTCCGATCTCGTCCATGCGTTCCCGAATGTCTCGATCCCGCAGCCTCCGTCGCTGCAGGATCTCAACGATCTCGGCGTCGATCCAATTCTCGAAGGCCCGCAGCCTTCGCTGACGCGGTTTCAGTACGCCGTCCGCAGCGGCCCGACGCAGATTAACGGTCAATGGTTTTGGATCTACACGGCGGAAGACATGACGCCGGAACAGATTCAGCAGCTGACAGATCAGCAGTGGCAGAACGTCCGCAACGAGCGCGACCGCAAGCTGCAGGAATGCGATTGGACGCAGCTCCCCGACGTGCCGCTGACTGCAGAGCAGAAGGCGGAATGGGTCACATATCGCCAACAGCTCCGTGATGTCACGAACCAGCCCGATCCGTTTAACATTACCTGGCCGGTTGCGCCGCAGGCGTAATGAGTTGTGCGTGGAGCAACGGCGATGGATCTGCAGCATGTCCTCAACTTCACAGTCGGGGCGGTCCTCGCCGCTCTAGGTTGGTTCGCCCGTCAACTGTGGGACGCCGTCGCGGCGCTCCGTGAAGATGTAAGAAGCCTTGAGCGAGATCTCCCGCGGCACTATGTGCGGCGGGATGACTTCCTCGAGGCGATGCGCCGCATAGAAGACATGGTCGGAAAGATCTTCGACAAGCTCGACGGGAAACAAGACAAATGACATTCGGGATCGGGGAAGCGGTTGCTGCCGGCCTAAAGGTCATCGACAAGTTCGTCCCTGATCCGCAGGCTAAAGCTAACGCCGAGAAGGAGCTGCGCGAAAGCCTGCAGGCGTGGGACAAGACGCAGACAGACGTAAATGCCGAAGAGGCCAAGCACGCAAGCATCTTCGTCGCCGGCTGGCGCCCAGCTCTCGGCTGGACGTGCGCCTTTGCGTTTGCGTTCATTTATGTGATCGGCCCGATGATTACCTGGCTGTCGACAATGGCCGGCAATCCGATCCCGCTGCCGTCCTTTAACGTCGACGCCTTGATGGGTCTAACACTTGGCATGTTAGGTCTCGGAGGTCTGCGAACCTACGAGAAGGTTAAGGGCGTCGCGCGGTGAAAGAGAATTGGGGCGCCGCATTCAAGGCCACGCTGAAGCATGAGGGCGGGTTTGTGAACCACCCGAAGGATCCTGGCGGCATGACAAACCTCGGCGTCACGAAGCGCGTGTGGGACGACTACACGGGACGCCGTGCGACCGAAGCCGAGATGCGTGCGCTGACGCCGGAGAAGGTGAAGCCGCTCTACAAGAAGAACTATTGGGACAGGGTCGCCGGCGACGAGTTGCCGTCCGGCGTCGACTTCGTCATCTACGACTTTGCCGTCAACTCCGGCCCGTCTCGAGCAATCCGCACGGCTCAAAGGATTACCGGCACAAAGCAGGATGGCGTGATGGGTTCCCACACGATGGCGAGGATTAAAGCTTACTGCGACACATACGACGCCGAGACGTTCGTCATCACCTACCAGCATGAGCGGCTGGCCTTCCTGCAGAGCCTGTCGACGTTCCAGACGTTCGGTAAGGGTTGGAGCCGGCGCGTTGCTGAGGTAGAAGATCAGGGCGTTGCTCTTGCGAGAACAGAGGTTGTGTGATGCCGCTTGCCCCGATCAGCCTCCCTCCCGGTGTTGTTAAGCCTGCCACGGCGTTGCAGGCCAAGGGCCGCTATTGGGACGCCAACCTCATCCGCTGGCAGGCATCGAAGCTGCAGCCGATCGGCGGCTGGCAGCGTATTACGTCGTCTCCTCTTGATAGCCCCGCGCGCACGATCACGTCGTGGGCAGACAACGACAACAGCGCATACGCGGCGATCGGCTGCGAGACGAAGCTTTATGTGCTGAACGGCAGCACGTTTACCGACATCACGCCAGACAACTACGTCGCGCCAGACAGTTCTCTCGTCGGCCCGTATGGCGCCTACGATTACAGCGACCTGCTCTACGGTCTCGACATTGGCACGGTGTCGATCTCGACTGCCGTGCGCTCGTCGAATGTAGTAACAATCACCACATCGACGCCGCACAGTTTCATCGTCGGTGTTGATGTTGTCATCTCGGGCGTCACAGACAACTCGTTCAATGGCACGTTTGCAGTCGCCAGCGTGCCGTCGTCGACCACGTTTACGTTCTCTCAGACGGCATCTAATGCATCGTCGTCGGGCGGAACAGCGGAGCTGACGGAAGCCGATCGGCGCCCGTTCTCGGCGTTCTTCACGCGTGAGTTCACCTGGACGATCGACAACTGGGGCGAAGACATCCTCGCCGTTGCATCAAGCGACGGGCGCCTCTTGCATTGGGGTGTCGGCGAACAGAAGGCGCATATTGTCGGATATTCGGACATCGTGACAGCGGCGCGTGTTTCTAACATCGTCACTGTCACAACAGACTTTCACCACGGCCTGCAAACAGGCGACGTTGTGACGATCGCCGGCAATTCTGTTGCGGCGTTTAACGCGACCTGGACGATTGCGTCTGTCCCGTCTGATACGACGTTTACGTTTGGCAACAGCGGAACGAATACGACGGGTAGTGGCGGGTCTGTTACCTCTGCCAACGTCCCGTCAGGCAATCGTGGCGTGATCGTGACGCAAGAGCGGCACGCTGTGCTGTTCGGTTGCGGCGGAAACAGCCGTCGCATCGCCTGGTCAAACCGCGAGGACTACAACAACTGGAACTTTGCAGACGCAACAAACACGGCAGGCTTTCTTGATCTTGAGACCGAGAGCGAGATCGTCATGGTCGCGCCCGTGCGCGAAGGCGTGCTGATTTGGACGGACGACGAAGCCTGGCTGATGCGGTACGCCGGCCTGCCTTACGTCTACGGCATCGAGCGGATCGGCTACGGCTGCGGGCTGATCGCGCCGCGGTCGTTTGCGACGTTTGCCGGTCGCTGCATCTGGATGGGCCGCGAAGGCTTCTGGATCTACGACGGCGGCTATGTGAAGCCGCTGCCGTGCGAAGTCGGCTCCTATGTGTTTGAGAACATCGACCCGTCTGCCGGCATCATCTACACGAACGGATCCGAGAACAACGTCTTCCCCGAAGTGTGGTTCTGGTATCCAGAAGTCGGCAGCGCAGTGCCGAACCGCTACGTCGCGTTCAATTACGCCGAGAACTGGTGGACGATCGGCGAGATGACGCGCACAGCAGGATGCGGCGCTGGCGTGTTCGACTTCCCGATATGGGGCGACGAAGCCGGCGAGATCTATTTCCACGAAGACGGATGGACAGCGGCAGGCACGTCTTTGGTCGGCCACAGATGGGCCGAGAGCGGCGCTCTGAACCTGCAGCAAGGTAACGGCATGACGTTCATCCGCCAGGCTCTGACGGACAGCGGCTACGGCTACAACTCGACGACGCTGACGTTCTTCTCGACGTTCACGCCGGAAGGCGCCGAGACGACGAGCGGTCCCTACGCGCCGCGGTCTGACGGCTACACCGACACGCGCGTCACGGGCCGAGACTTCCGCATCAAGCTGGCGGCAACGCAAGACAGCAACTGGAGCGTCGGCGAGATGCGGCTTGATCTAGTCCCGGCAGGAGGGCGCAGGTGACAACGTACCCCGCGCCACAGTCGACACTTCCGTCTCCTCCGGAGCGGTACGAGCAGTCTTATTTCGCGCTGGTACTCAACACCCTTTCGCGTTCGATCGCGGCAGCTGTGTTGAGAGATCAGGCAGTCGCGTCTGTCCTACTTCAATCTCCTAACGGTTCAGTCTATAAGGTTGAGGTAGATAACAGCGGCAACTTGACGACAACGGCGGTGCCACTTGGTCAACAGGGATCGCCTCCTTAACCGGATGCAGAAGGCTCTGCGGCTCGCCGCAGACACGCATGCTCTGGAAGACATCATCGAAGCCCTCAAGAGAGGGGAGATGCAGGCCTTCCACAATGACAGGGCGATCGTCATCACTGAGATCGCTCAGTCTCCCCGCAGGAAGTTCGTTCACGTCTTCATGTCTGCCGGGGATCTTGATGGAGTTCTCGAGCTGATGCCTCAGATTGAGGAGTGGGGCAAAAGCTTAGGTGCCGAGTTCGCTCGAGCATCTGTCCGGCCAGGATACGAGCCGATCCTCAAGGCTCGGGGCTGGAGAAAGACGATGGTCGTTATGGAATATCACCCGAAGGGGGCAGACAATGGGCGGCAGTAGCGCACCGGCAACCACGACACAGGTCACGAAGACGGAACTTCCGGCGTGGCTTGAAGGCACGACAAAAGAGAACATCGCCATTGCCGATGCCATCTCGAAGCGTCCGTATGAGGCATACGGCGGGCAGATGACGGCAGGCTACGCGCCGGAGCAGCTGGCGGCGTTGCAGTACGCGCAAGAGGGTGTCGGCATGACGACGCCGCTTTATCAGCGTGCGGCGATGGCAGCAAATGATGCGGCAGGTTTTAATCCGCTGCAGGTGCAGTCGCAGAACTTTCTGCAGGGCGACATTGGCGCCTACATGAACCCGTTCACGCAGAACGTCGAGAACGCGGCGCTGCAGCGCCTCGACAGCGCCACACGCCTCGGCGTCAACCGGATCGGCGACCAGGCTCGTCAGGCTCGCGCGTTCGGCGGATCTCGTCAGGCGCTGGCTGAAGGCGCGGCGATCGGCGAAGCGGCACGCTCCGCTGGCGAGCTGTCGGCCAATCTCCGCTCGCAGGCGTTTAATACTGGCGCCTCGCTTATGCAGACGGATCAAGGTCGTGCGCTGCAGGCGCAACTGGCTAACCAGGCGGCGGGCCTTCAAGGCCAGCAGCTCGGTCTCAGTGCTGCAGGGCAGCTGCAGAACATCGCGCAAGGCGCACAGCAGGCTCGTTCGATCGACGCGTCGACGCTCGAGAGCGTCGGTTCGGCGAAGCAGGCGCAGCAGCAGCAGATGCTGGACGAGGCCTACAACCGTTGGTTGGAAGCGCGCAACTACCCGATCGAGATGCTCAACCTGCGCCTCGGTGCGACGACGGCGACGCCTTACGGCTCGACGCAGACAATGACAGGCACGCGCACGGGCGGCGGATCCGGCAGCAACTTCCTGTCTGGTCTCGGCGCCGCTGCGTCGATCGGTTCGTCTCTCGCTTCGATCATAGGTTTCTGATGACGGTATGCCTTCAGTTCTCCGGCGGTAAAGACAGCCTCGCCTGTCTCTACCTTCTGCGCGACCAGTGGGACACGCTCAACGTAGCGTGGCTTAACACTGGCGCGGCCTATCCGGAGATGGAGGCCTACATGCAGATGTGGAAAGAGCGGCTTCCCGGCTTCGTCGAAGTTCGCTCTAACCAGCCTGAGCAAGTTAAAGAGTACGGGTGGCCCGCAGACGTTGTGCCGATCAATAGCACGGCGATGGGGCAGTCCGTATCAAACCAGCGCGGTCCTCTTATTCAGCCCTATCTAGCGTGCTGCATGTCGAACATCTGGCTTCCGTTGCACAAGGCCATGATCGACATGGGCGTGACGACGATCATCAAGGGGCAGCGCATCGAAGACGGGCGCAAGTCTCCGGTTCGGAACGGCGATGTGATCGACGGCATCACGTTCCTGATGCCGATCGAAAACTGGACGACAGAGCAAGTGTTCGACTACCTCGACGAAGTTGGCGCTGATCTTCCGCCAGGCTACGGCTTGGGCGAGCAGACAGGGCGCGACTGCTGGGATTGCACGGCGTATCTCGACGAGAACAAACGGCGCATTGAAAACCTGCCAGAAGAGCGTAAAGCTGAAGTGAAGCGGCGTCTCGGTTTGATCGGACAGGCTATCCGCGAACAGTGGAGTGCACACTATGAGTAACGCTCCGATCGTATATCGCAGGCTTCGTGAGCTTGGCTACTCGCCAGCGCAGGCTGCTGGTGTCATTGGGAACCTGCAGCAAGAAAGCGGATCTCGTCTCGACCCGAATGTTGTCGGAGATAAAGGAACCGCTTTCGGCATCGCTCAATGGCGCGGTCCTCGCTTTGAGCAGCTGCAGCGATTTGCGTCTCAAGCGAATAAGGATTGGCGCGATCCTGTTCTTCAAACTGATTTCATTGATTACGAGTTGAAGAACAGCGAACGGCGCGCTGGTGATTTGCTGCGATCGGCGAAAACTCCAGAAGAGGCCGTTCGAGCATTCGTTGCGTTTGAGCGTCCTGCAGGTTTTCGTTGGGGCGCTCCCGAAGGCGCTCACGGATTTGATAACCGCTTGAAGTTTGCTCTGTCATTTAATCCGGATGACACATCAACCGCAGCAGCTCCGGCTCCTGTCTATAAGCAGGACATGGCGACGGCAGCGCGCTGGCTCGGCAACAAGATCCTTCCGGATCAAATCGACGCGCCGAAGCCGATGACGCCGGAAGAAGTGAAGACGCAAAACGCGGATCTCGCGCAGTCTGCCGGTTACGCAAAGGCGGCTGGCGGGCTGCTTAACCTGGCGAAGCTCATGCAAGAGAAGCCGGAACCCGAAGAAGAAATGATGCCGGCACAAATGCCGGAACGGCGGCGCGTTGCATTTCGTCCGCTCCCGACAATGAGAGGGCTTCTCTAATGGTCGATTACGCACAATACGTCGCAGACCTTTACCAAAAAGAACTTGGGCGTGGAACAGATGCAGGCGCTCAAGGCTGGATCGACGCGCTCAATTCAAACGCCATGACGCCGGAACAAGTACAAGCGGCGATCGACGCTTCAGCTGAAGGCGCTGTTTACGATGCTTATCAAGCTAATTTTAATCGCGGACTAGATCCGAATGCGTATGGATGGGTCGATGCTTTAAGCAGCGGCGCGCTCAATGAGCAGCAGTTAAACGACAAGCTGCGCCAAAGCGGCGAGTACCGGCAACTTGCTGTTGATCAGTATAGTGGGCTTCTTGGTGAAACTTATAAAAAAGAAACAGGAAGAGACCCAGATGCTGAAGGATTAGCGTCGTGGGCTATCGGTCTGCGTTCTGGCGCAATTAATCCGGCTGATCTTTCAGCGCGTTTTAGCGCGACGCCTGAAGGCTATGTATACGATCTTTACAAAGAGTTTTTCGACCGTGGTTTAGACCCTGCAGCCTATAAGTGGGTCGATGCTCTTAACAGCGGCGCGTTGACGCGTGAACAAGTCAGACAAGGTCTGATGAACTCGCCGGAATATCAAAGCCATTTTGGGAACAAGAACCCGGCAACAAAGAACACAACAACAAATCTGCCGAACGTCAATCAAGGCAACATAAACCCGTATGGCCCGAACACACGCATGGCGACAGGCCCGTACAGCTCCGTCAGCGTGTTTGACAACTACACGCCGATGCGTCCGTTGCCGTCTCCGAAGGACCAGCCGTTCGGCTTTCTTTACGACACAATCAATCAACGCCTAGGGCGCGATGTGTCTGCGCGCGGTCTGCTTGATGATGTGACCGGCATGCAAAACGCTGCTGCTATTCGAGGGAACGGAGGATTAACAGCTACGTCATACAACGATTACGCCAAGAGCGCGCAGCAGCAGACGCTAGGATCAACGGGCGGCTATGCCGGCGGAGGATCAGCCGGTGGCTCAACAGGCGGTTTTGTTTACAAGGACGTGCCGCCTGGTCCGACGAACTCAACCTACGATCAGTGGGCTGCAGGTCAGTCAAACCCAAACCTCGTCGGCGGATTGCTTAATGCTCAAACCCTTGTGAAGAGCGCATACAGCGATCTTCTAGGCCGCTCGCCAGACGATGCTGGCCTGACATCTTGGTCGAACGCAATCTACGGCGGCGGTCTGACGCAGCAGCAGCTGTACGACGCGATCCGTTCAAGCCCCGAGTATCAGGCGCGCATTGCTGGCCCTGTTTCAAATAACGACGGCAACTTCTTCTATGCAGCTGACGGCGGGGGTAACGGATGAACTACTACGACATCATGCGCCAGCGCGCGCAGGACGAACGCAACCGCCGGCTGCAGCAAGCTTCTCTTGATGTCAGTATGGGCGCCAAGCCTGTCGGCATCATGCCGCTCAACAAGCTCGGCCCGAAGCTGCTGCCGCAGATGATGGGCGGCAGAGAAGTTGGACCAGCTCGCGCGCCGGAGCAGTTCGGCCCGCCGATGCCTGCGGCGTTCAATGTTCTTGGATACACCAAGGGCTTGAAAGACGCTGGCCCCGAAGCGCAGGCTTATGCAGACAAATTCGCTGGCGGCGATCTGTCGAAGGTGAAGGCTCGCATGATCAACATCGACGGCGAGATGAAAAACGATTACTACACTCGGGGTCTTCTAGATGCGCCGATGATGCCTGAGCCGGGTTCTGCGCCAGACGCATCGACGGGCGGCTATGGACCGCCACAGCCTGACACGATGGATCGTTTCAGAATGTGGCTTGGCGGATTATTTGGAGGAGGTGCCTGATGGCCGGTCTTCTCGACTTTATCATGGGTTCCGGTGACTACGCAGATCCGGAAAAGATCGACCCGCGCTACGGCGTCCCAATGTCGGACGTTCGCCAGGCTGCGCTGAACTCGATCGGCAACATGGGCGCCATCCTTATGGCTGCGGGTCAGCGTATGGAACCAGCGCAACGTGCTGCGTATCTCGCACAACTTGGGCAGGCCGGATCGGGTTTCAACACCGATATGTATAACGCGGCACAGCGCCGTTTGATGCAGGCGCAGTATCAGACGCGCATGGAAGAAATGCAGGACGACAAACGGATCCGCGAAGATCTGAAAGATCCGGCTGCGTTCCAACAGAAGTATGGATTTAACCCCGCAGGTCTTGGCGTTTCAGATGTGCGTCAAGCAATCCGCACCATTCGCACGCGTGACCCCAACGAGGCTCTGTTGCGTGGCCTGCAGATCCAGAAAACGCAGCGCGAGCTGTCACAGCCTGTGGTGCAAAAGGTTGGCGAAGACCTTTACCAATACGACGAAGCAAATAAATCTTGGGTAAAAGCGGCTGGTGGTTTTGAAGAACGCCCTCTTAACGCAGATGAGCGTAAGGCATACAACATACCAGACAACGTGCCAGCAAAAATGACATCTAAGGGGCCAACCGTGATGAGCGGAGGCACGACGATCAATCTTGGTGACACGGTTGACAAACTAGCTGTTGGCGATGCGATGAAGCGCGCTCAAGCCGACATTCAGGGTGGCGAGGCTGCGGCAGGGCGCATCAACCAGAGCAATACGATCCGCGCTCTGCTTGACCAGGGCGTCATCACAGGCTTCGGCGCTGAAGGTCGAGTGATGATGGGTCAGGCCGCTCAGGCTCTTGGTTTCAACGTAAACGACGAACGTCTGTCTAACAGTCGCGCTCTCTTCTCTGCTCTTGCACAGCGCGCTCTTGACGCAGCAGGCGCGATGAAGGGCCAAGGTCAGATTACTGAACCAGAGCGCAAGTTGCTTGCTGATGTTGCTGGATCAAACGTCAACCTTGGGGCCGATGCAATCCGCAAGGTCCTTGATATTGCTGATCGCATTGATCAGTCTGATCTCAGCAAAGGCATGCGAGCCGTCGGCATCATTAAGAACATCCCAGGCTTGAAGGACAACCCGCTTTCAAGTGTCTACGACATCCAGCAGCCGCGTTCTTATCAGCGCACGTTCAACGTCGATGGTAAGTCGGTGCAGGGCCGTCTTGGTGTGGATGGAAAGTATTACTACTCTGACGAAACAGGTCGTCGGTATCGGATTGAGGAGTGATTGAAATATGGCGCGTCTCATCCCGCTTGATGACGAAGAGCTAAAGCCAGAAAATCGGGTCAAAGCCGTTCCTGTTGATGAGCCAAAAGCTCAAAATAAAGGATCCGGTCGTCCTGTTTCAGAAGGTTTGAAACGTGGCGTGCTTGATGTCGGGCAAGGCATGAAGCAGCTTTATCTCATGGCAACTGATCCAGAGGCCGCAAAGTCATACACAGATCAAGTTAATCGTGAGATCGCCGCATACGAAGCATCGCGCGGTCAAGACGCAGGCTTCGATTGGGCGCGCTTGGGCGGCAGTGTGGCTGCAACTGCGCCTGCGATGTTCATTCCCGGTGGTCAAGCTGGCCTTCTTGCGCGCCTTGGTATGGGCGCATTGGCTGGCAGTATTTCAGGCGCCGCAAACTTTAGCGAAGCTGGTACATGGGAAGACAAGGCGCTTCAAGGCGGTCTCGGCGCAGTCACAGGCGCTGTGGCTCCTGAAGCCGTTCGCCTTGGCGTGAAGGGTGTTGTCGGAGCGGGGCAGGCCGCGTCAAACGTGGGGCGGAAGGCTCTTGGTGCAACCGCATCGAACGCCGACATCCTCGCAGATATTCAGCGCGCCGGATCGCAGATCGACAACGGTTTTGACCTTGGCAAAATGTCGGCAGACATCCGCGATCGACTTTTGGCTGATGCTAAAGCGCAGCTAAAGACAAGCGGCCAGCTTGATGCCGATGCGCTGTTGCGGTCGCAGGATTACGCAAAGCTCGGCGTAAAGCCGACGATGGCGCAGCTATCGCGCGATCCGCGTCAGTGGCAGACTGAGCGCAATCTGGCGCAAGTTCAAGGCGTCGGTGACGAGCTGCTGAACCGTTTCTCTGAGCAGCCTGGTGTTTTGCTCAAGAACCTTGAAGGCATGCGTACAGGCACGGCCACAACGCCGATCGAGGCTGGTCAGGCTGCGATGGACGTGATTGGGTCGCGCGTGAAAAAGTCAGGCGTTTACGGCGAACTTGGCAAACGCATAGACGACATCTACACGGAAGCGAGATCTGCCCCTGGCGCTCAGGCTGAAATACCGTTCAAGCCGTTTAAAACGCAGATTTCAAGCGTTATTGAGCAGTTTGAAGACAAGATACCAGCCCCGATTGTTAAGCGTTTAGGCGATTTCGACGACCCAAAAGGAACGCGTTATTTCTCGGTTGCAGAAGCCGCAAAGTTTCGCGAACTGCTGAACGCGCGCATTGCTGACGGAGATCCGGCGCAGGCAAAGGCTCTCGGTGCGATTAAGCGCGAACTTGACGCCTATATGAGTTCGGTCGGAGAAAGCGTAGGAGACGAAGGCGTCGAGGCAATAAAGTTGTTCCAGCGTGGCACGCAGGCATCAGCGAAGCGCGCGCAGGAATTCTCCGCGCCGCCGTTGTCGCAGACTGTTGCTGGCGAAGTGCAGCCAGACGACTTCTTCAAGCGGTTTGTGCTGAACGCCAAGGTAAGCGACCTTAACCAGCTGAAGAGCAATTTGACGCGTGCAGACGTTCCTGATGCACTGCGTCAGTCTGGCGCTGAAGCATGGGAAAACTTACGCGGTCAGACGATCCAGTATCTCATCAACAAAGCATCTCCTGACGGTCAAGCGTTCTCTCAGGCGAACTATCGGCGTGCTCTTGAAAGTATCGGGCCGCGCATGGAAGTTCTGTTCTCGCCGGAAGAACGCGGCATGCTTTTCACGTTGCAGCGTGCCTCGCAAAACCTGTTCTCGCAGCCGGCTACTGGCGGAATACCACTTGTCAATCAGTCAGGCACAGGGGCAGCGATTGCGAACATGATGCAGAAAGCGTCTGCAATCCCAGGCGCTGGCACTGTGCTGCAAGCGTCAGCAAACGCGATCCGTGAACAGGCGCAAATGAACGCAGCGCAGCAGGCGCTCATGGGCGGTGTTGGCGGGGCTGCTGCAGCGCAGCGTGCTGCGAACCAGCAAGGCTCTCGAGCTGTGGCTGCTAGTATTGCGGCGAACCCGTTTGGATTGCAGCCGTTCGCTACAGCGGTTCCGTCGCTGCTTGAAGTCGATCGTGACATGCGACCGCGCAGCTCTCGGTAAAATCCAACCTATTGCAAACCGTTACCCGAACCCCCTGCAAAGGGGGTTCTTTTTTGCGTTTCTCGCCGACCGGCATCAACTGTTGATTACCTTGTCGATGCTGTCGGCCAGAGCCTGGTCGTCGCCGGTCAGGACGCCGGCATAGACCGTCAGCGTCACCTCGACGTTGGCATGCCCCAGGCGCTCGGAGACGGCTTTCAGCGGCATCTTTTCGCGCAGGAGATGCGTGGCATGGGCGTGGCGCGTCGAGTGCAGGCAGTAGCCCTCGTCCAGCCCGATCGCGCGCAGGGCGTCCTTGGTTGCCGAGGTCATGTAGGACAGGGTCGGGCGATCGCCCCACACGGTCTGCAGGACATGCTTGTCAGGCCGTCCGGCGGCAGCACGAAGCTCGTCGATCAGCGAGCGGGGCATGCGGATGGAGCGGATCGACTTAGCCGTCTTGGGCTTCTTCTCGTATTCGGCGTTGCCGACGCGGACGACGGTGCGCGAGACGTGAATGATGCCGGCCTCGAGGTCGATGTCTGACCACTTCAGCGCGCACATCTCGCCGCGGCGCATGCCAGTGTGCAGGGCGAGGCGGATCATGCGGCCCAGGAACGGCTTGTCGGCAGCGTGCGCCAGCAACGCCTTGATGTGGCGCTTCTCAAGCGGCTTGCGGCTCTCGCTGGAACCTTTCGGCGCCGAGACGCGTTTCATGGGGTTCTTCGCCAGCACGCCGGCTTCGATCGCCTGGTTGAACATCGCCTTCAGATGGTGGTGCGTGATCGTCATCGTGCCTTCCGCGACGGCGCGGATCCGCGACAGGTAGAACGTCTCGATGTCCTCCTTCGTCAGCGAGCGCAGGGGGCGCGTGCCGTACATGGCGAAGAACGGCTTCATCAGGTTCTTCTGGCTCTGCTCGGTGACTTCCGAGATCTGCTTCAGCGCGAGGCGATTGGCCTGCCACTTCGTCCAGTGCATCTCGACGCTGTCGTCGGTGATCTGGACGAGGTCGCCGGTCTGGTGCTGCTGGAGGATCTCGACCTTGCGGGCGTCGGCATCAAGCCGCGTGCCTTTTAGGGTCTCGGTGCGGAACTTCCGCTGGCCGCTTTCCTGCGTCTCGATGCGGATGCGGAACACGCCAGGACTGCGTTCAAAAATCGTTACGTTCATGGGTCTCTCCTCCCGTTACCCGCAACAATAGTTGACTTGTGCGCTAGACGCAAGCGGTTTGTGTGAGGCGCACAGCTGTGGCATAAAGGGGCGTTTTATAGGGGAACCGCAATGGCAGAGCTGCGGCGTTACGAACCTACTTGGCGCGATCGTTTGGCTCAGATGATGATGGGCAACGGACGCGCGTCTCCGGAACGGCGCCGCGTTGTCGAAGGCCTACTCGGGTCGTCAGGTCTTGGTAATACCGGGATGGGCGTCGTCGATGTGACGCCGGTTGGCGGCATCCTTCAAGCGCAGGAAGCGGCTCGAGAAGGCGATGCGCGCGGTGCTGCGTTGGCAATCTTCGCTGGCCCTGCAGCCAAGACAGCGAACCGCGCAGCTCTCAAAACAGCTCAGGAGATGGCAGAGAAGGGCGCATCACGCGATGCGATCTGGAACGAGACGGGATGGTTTAAGGGCGTTGATGACAAGTGGCGGTTTGAAATACCGGACAACAAATCTTTTTATCGAAGTCTCCCGACGCCTTCTCCACAGTCACAGGATGATTTTGTGAAACAGGGTGGCGATACCGTTGGGCGGCAACTTATTCACGACGAGTTGTTTGCTGCATATCCAGACGCAAAAGGTATTGGTCTCCAGCAGTTTTCTGGAAACTCAAAGCTAAAAGGCACTTACAGTTCAGGTGAAGGCGGCGCTATGGATGGCGGTCAAATCTCTCTAATGGGGAATGATAAGGGTTCAACCATTCTTCACGAGTTACAGCACGCTATTCAAGACGCTGAGGGCTTTGCTCGCGGCGGAAATGCCTTTGGTCTTAAACCCGGCACACCCGCTTGGGGTATTTATCAAGATCGCCTAAAGAGCATTGTCACGCCACCATCGCTTGAGGATTTTGCTAAATCGTGGGGCGGAACGCCAGCCGAAGCTGCTGCTGATTATGCGAAACACGTTAAACAGCTTGAGACGTATTCAAAGAAAGGGCTTCCTTCAGATTTAGACCGCGCCGCTCAAGAAAGCGCGGTAGAGGAAGCATATCGTCGCATGGCAGGAGAAGTTGAATCTCGTAATGTTCAGACGCGGCTAAACATGACACCAGAACAACGCCGCGCCACTTTCCCCTGGGTGACGCAAGACGTTGAGGACGAGCTGCAAATCATCCGCGGTCTGCTAGACCGTTGACCTAACCAAGTTTTCTGCCATCTTTTCTTAGCGGGTCGAGTTCTGCTCCCCGCGCGGCGTGGCTCTCCAGCACGCTTAGGGGCCTGTGGCGGGTTTTCCTCTCTCCTCCCGACGCCACAGGCCCCGACCCTTTTTGGGCCAACCTCCCGATAAAAGTGTTTGTGCCTAGCGTAAACGACGCTTATGGTGGGTCGCATCAAAGGAGAGCCACATGACCTACCAGATTTACAACACAAAGACGGTCAAGAGCCTGACGCTGTTTGATGCCGATACGGAAGAAGAGGCCGTAGCTTATTTCGCCGAGTACGTTGCCGAACACCCCGAACTGGCTAACGAGCTTGCCCATGCAAAGGTGCCTGATGAGTTGGTCTACGAGTACATCAACGACATCTACAAGATGGCCGGCACGCTGGACTGAGGAGAGAACACATGGAACTGCGCGTCCCTCACATTCTTTGGATCTGCCTTTTCTGGTCGATCGTGATGATGTTCGTGGCGGAGAACTTCCTGCCATGACGAAGGCGATCGACATCAAACGCAACGACGACGGCACATGGACCGTTTACTACTTTGGCAAAGAGGCCGGCTACATCGAGCCGATCCGCTACAGCAAGCACGACAAGGGCTACCGCGCTGTCAGCGTTCACGGTCGGCTCGACCACACCTACACCTTCGAGGGTGCCAAGCAATTCGTGATTGAGAATTACGCATGACAGATTGGTGGAGACACTACAAAGAAGTCCGCGCGCGTCTGAACCAGCAGCCGCAGATCACCAAGATCAAGCCTCCGAAACACGTCGACGACTACGTCATGCCGGTGTGCGTTCCAGAGGTTTCGGAAACCGCGGAGCAGCTGCAGAAAAAGCGGTTGAAGGGTTGCCCGCTTTCAATGCGTCGGCAGGCGATCGTCCTGCCGGTCCTCGAAGAGTTCGACATGACATGGGAACAGCTGTGGGAAAAAGACCGAACCGCAAAAATGCACCCGCCGCGGCGCAAGGTGTGGCTGAAGCTGTGGGAAGACGGCATGTCGATGAACCAGATCGCGTACTACACGCGTCGAGATCACACGACGGTCCTGTGGGGCCTGCGGATGATCAAGAAGGAGCAATCAAAGGAGAAGGTGGAATGCACTACCGGGACACGCTGAAGAAGGCGCTCGAGGTCATGGACGAGCGTCAGAAGAAGTACAGCACGCCGGAGATCAACTTCGCGCGCATCGCATCGCTCGCGTCGATCATGCTCAACCGCAACGTGACGCCATACGAAGTGTCGATGATCCAGCTCTGCACAAAGCTCGGCAGGCACATCGAGACGCCGGCCTACGAAGACAACGTGCTGGACGGCGTCAACTACCTCGCGTTCGTCGGCACGTTCGCCGGCCAGCATTTCGACGGCTTGTCTGAGCTGCGGCGCCAAGAAATCATCGCCGGCATGGAAGAGGCGCTGCGTATGGACCAGGCGATCCGCAACAAGCCGCTGCTAACGGAAGCCGAACTTGAGGAGGCCTCCCGTGGCGCAGTCTCTGGTTGAACGTCTCGAGTTCACGGCAAAGACATCGCAGGATCCTGTCGACGCGCAGGCGCTGCGTGATGCTGCCGAAGCAATCGAGCTGTGCATCCGCTCGCTGTCGTTCTACCAGTGCGGCTGCAGCCTGCCTTGCACTGAGGACCAGTACAAAGACAGTCCCTGCGGCATGCGTGCCAAGCGCACGATCAAGGCGTTGAACGATGGCCGATCAAGGCTTTGACGCCAACCTGATCCTCGATCAAGACGTCGGCGTTCGCGCCGCGCAGATCGCTGACGCCGTGATGACGATCGCCGAACGGATCAGCGAAGAAACAGACACACCGGCCTGCGGGGTCTTCCAGGAGATCATCAAGGCCGCTGTCGGAAGCATGCACTTCCACGGTCACGGAGAATGTGCGGACGCACTGCTGAAGGCGGTTCTCGTCATCAGCGGAATGCCAGACGATACGACCATCAACTAGGAGAGAGACGATGCGTAAATTACTGACTGCAATCGGCCTGTCGGTGTTCCTGCTGACGCCGACGATCGCCGTGGCCTGCTCGACGACGACATACTTCGTCAACGGCAAGGTGATCGTGTGTGTGACGTGCTGCAACAACGGCAGCAACTGCTCGACCGTGTGTTCGTGAGGTCGAGATGCTGAACAACTTCCACGATTGGTTCAACAGCGCGAAGCGTGGCGCCAAGTTCACCTACCACACGGGCGACCTGGCATTCGATCGGTATGTGCCGCTCGCAAAAACACCGACGCCTGAGAAGCGCGAACTCAACATGCTGGCCGAGATGGCATACGAGCTTTACTTGCAAGGCGATATTTTGCTGATCCAAAAACGCCAGGAGAAGAACATCTACAAGTACATCGCGGTGAAGAGGTAAACGATGGACAGAGAGAAGCACGCGTTCTTTACCGCCGTGCAGCGCATGGAGCGTGAGAGCAAAGAGCGTCGGAAGAAGGATGCCGAAGCGCACAAGCGGCACATGCTGGCAAGTATGACCGGCGGCTTCGGAAGGAACCAAGCGACCCGCCCGAAGAAGATCACGCTGCCGCGGGTATCTATCTTGGAGGACAAGAAATGATCATGGTCAAAGGACAGGAAGACGAGGACGGTGCTGGGCTGTATTGGGAGGACGGCACGCGGCTCACTGATAAAGAAGGCGAGGCTTGGTGGGCGGGCTATAACCAAGGCCATCAGGACGGCGAAGAGGATGCCGAGGAGGACATGCTTGGTGAGATCATGCGGCTGCGCGATGCGCTGCGTTACATGGTCGAAAACCCGGAAGATGTTGAGAGTTTTTGGCAGATTGCCCGCGTTGCGCTTGGGGAGGGGAAGGGATGAGTGAAATCACAGAGGCGCAGTTTGAGAGGGTCATACAACGTCTGGCTGATAATAATAAGGCGTTGAGTGATCTTGTCGATTTTCACGCAAAAGAAAATGACCGGCTGCGTTGGGCGCTTAAGTTTATTCTTGGTGCTGAAAGGTTAAACGATGCTCACGTTGCCGCACGCACCGCGCTGGAGGAAAAGGAATGAGCAGAGTAACCAAAAAAGCACTCAATGCCTTTGTCATTGCAAACCTTGAATCTGAAAATGATCGGCTGCGTCGCCGCGTGCAGGAACTTGAGACGAAAGACATCATCCGCCTCGAAAAACAAACCAAACGTCTGTTCGCCGCGATTGCGGACATTTATGAGGTGATCATGTTACCGGGGATTAAACGATGAACTGCTCATCATGCCGCTACTACCGAGGCACGACGATCGGCTACTGCCATCGTTTTCCGCTTGTGACGAAGGCGGCGTCGACGCACTGGTGCGGAGAGTATGCGGCTGTCGACACGCCGAAGGCGCCGACAGACACGACGAAAAAATCACGCGGTAAACTTACATTTAAATCGCCACATGATGATTTCTATGGAGAGAAAAAATGAACTTTACGACAGGCTTGCACACGAATATGCCGGCACCGGACTATCACGCGATCGACGCACTGTCTGCGAGCGGTGCGAAGCATTTGCTGAGGTCACCCGCGCACTATCTCGCGCAAAAAGAGCAGCCGATGCAGCCGACCGCGGCGATGCGTCTCGGCACGGCAGTCCACACGATGATCCTTGAGCCGGAGAAGGCAGACATCGAGATCGCTAGGGCGCCGAAGGTCGACAAGCGGACGAAGGTCGGCAAGGAAACGATCGAGCTGTTTGAGCGCGAGAACGCCGGCAAGCTGTGTCTTGACGCCGACGTGTACGACAAGGCGGCAGCGATCGCTGACGCCGTGTACAAGCATCCGACAGCGCGCGAGCTGCTGAAGGATGGGCAGTCGGAAGTGTCGATGTTGTGGAAGGCTTACGGCGACACGCCGTGCAAGGCCCGCTTCGACTACTACCGCGGCGACGGCATCGTCGACATCAAGACGACGCAGGACGCGTCGCCCGAAGCATTCGCGCGCAGCATTGCGTCGCTGAAGTACCACATGCAGGCGGCGCACTATCTGCAGGGCTATCGTGAGGTGACGGGCTGGGACGCCGACCACTTCACGTTCATCGCCGTCGAGAACGAGCCGCCCTATGCGATCGGCATCTACCGGCTCGACGACGCGTCGCTGCAGACCGGACGCATGCTGATGGAGAAGGCCGCAATGGCCTTCCGGACGGCAGCAGATCCCGTCCAGTGGAAGGGCTACCGCCAGGACATCGAGACGATCTCCGTGCCGTCCTGGGCGTTGCTGGACCCCAGCTGGTAAATCGTTGTGGATAACTTTGTGTGTGAGACGCAAGCGATTGCGTCTACACACGAAGACAGTCTAGCTAACGGTGCAGTGATTGGTGGAGGGTTTGAAGTGGCCGGGATTGTTATCGAGACTACAGACGACATCGTGCAGGTCATTGAGCGGGAGCGCGTGCGGCAGGGATTGTCGCAACGGCAGCTTTGCGCCGAGGCGGGCTTGTCGCATGGGGCTTATTGGTTTGTGAAGCAGAACCGTGGCGGGCTTCACATGGACACAGCTTTGAGACTGCTCGAGGCTGTTGGGGCCGGCGTCAGTGTTGAGGTTCAAAAGTGATGCCGATGCCTGGCGGAACAATCCTAATGTCAGGCCAAGTCTGGTCTGAAAAATGGGCCGGATATATCGACTGTGGCAACGGCAAGTTTCGCAAGCCTGCTGAATGGAACGGTCGAACCATTAATCGTTATGCGATTGAAAAAAGATGCGCTCACTGCGGCACAGAAACGCTGCAAAACACATCGAACGCTAAAAAGAGCGCGAATGCCTATTGCTCTGTCGAGTGCAAATCGCATTACGTCAAAGCTCGACATCGCGGCAATAAGGTTCGCAAGACGCGCAAACATGGTCGTGGCTCGCACGTTTTAGTTCGGATGCATGAGCATCATAGAGCTGGTCGTCATGGGACGGTCTTTGAACACATCCTAGTTGCCGAGCAAAAGATAGGTCGACCGATTGAAAGGCATGAGCGTGTTCATCACATCAACTGCATAAAAGACGACAACAGGCCTGAAAACCTATTTGTGTGTGCAGACGATCGAGAACACTTCCTCATTCACGGCACGCTAAACGATTGCGTTGCCGAACTGTTGGCGTCTGGCGCGATCGTTTTTGACGAGGATGCAAAGACTTATCGGGTCGTGAAGCAATGATTTCGGTAGGAATAGATCCAGGTTTATCGGGAGCTATAGCGTTCTTTGATCGAGATGCCGGAACGCTTCAAGTGTTCGACATGCCAACTGTCGAGATTACGCGAAACGGCAAAAAGAAAAACGAAGTTGCAGCTCAAGCATTGGCGCTGATGTTTCGTCCTTTTGTCGATTGCCAAATGTCGATCTACCTTGAGCGTGTAAATGCGATGAAAGGCCAAGGTGTTACGAGCGTTTTTTCGTTTGGTAGATCAACAGGAATTGTCGAGGGCGTCGTGTCTTGGCTTTCGTCTCCATTAACGCTTGTTGCGCCGCAACTTTGGCAAAAAGCTGTTGGTTTGCGCGACGGGAAAGATGGTTCGCGCCTTCGCGCAATGGAGCTGTTCCCGGCATACGCGGAATTGTTTCGCCTGAAAAAAGCACACGGGCGCTCAGATGCCGCTCTCATCGCCTGGTACGGCGCGACGCAGTAATCCCGGCCACGGGGATCAGTGGCATTTTGGTAAAAGGACTATGGACTATGGCTTTAGGGTTCAACACAGAAGGCCGCTCAAGCGGCGACATCCTGCCGATCGTGAAGTTCGACGCGAAGTCTGGCGACTTCATCGCCCGCAATCGCGAGCAGCGTTCGGACGGTATGTGGGACAACATTGAGGAAGAGGTCGCGCTGCCGTTCAAAGCGATCTTTGACTTCGACAACATTGAGGTCGGCTGGCTGTCGTTCTCGTCGGGCGCTCCCGACTTCCACATGGTCAAGTATGGCGAGCGTATGCCGGCGCAGCCGTCGCCCGAACACAAGCACGCGTTTCGGATCCGTATCTACTCCAAGGCTCTCGGCCTGCGTGAGTTCTCGCACAGCTCCAAGACCATGTTGCGGGCGATGGATCCTCTCCACAACCAATTCTTGGCCGACCAGGCGGCGAACCCCGGCAAGGTTCCTGTCGTCGAGGTCTCGGGCCTTGAGACCGTTAAGGTGAACAGCCCGCAAGGGGAATTGCGTTTCAAGGCGCCGAAGTGGTCGATCGTTTCGTGGGTCGCCAAGCCCGAGGCGATGGATGGAGCAGCAGCTGCTCCCGCTCCTGCGCCGGCTCCTAAGCCCGCTCCGGCTCCGGCTCCCGTTGCGGCCAGCGACGACGAGTTCTAACAAATAAAAAAGGGCAGGCTCACGGGTATGGCCTGCCCTTTAGTTGTCCGCACCAGGGGAGAAAGAGTAGCGCGGAATGTCCGAAGCAGTAACACAACAAGAACCGAAAGACATCAGCGAGCATTCGATGAAGCTCGCATTTGCTGTGGGCGGGCGCACCGACGTTGCCCTCACAGTGAAGGACTACACATTCCAGCAGCTCGCCGCTCGCCTGCGTTCGCCACGGCAGGGCGCCAAGGACGGCAGCTATTACATCCGCGGCGGTGATCTCGTCGCGCCGAAGCGTGCGGATGAAAACCTTCGCAGCGCAGAACTTCTGATCCTTGACGGCGACAGTCGCATCGACCCCGAGACCGGCGAGATCCTGTCCGGCGCTCCTCCGATGCCGGAGGTATGCCAAGCACTCCGCGACATGGGCATCGCCTACATCGCCCACACGTCGCACAGCTATCGCCCCGTCAACGGCGGCGGTCAGCCTCATTGGAAGTACCGGATCGTCATCCCGGCGCGTCTGAAGTCACAGGCAGAGCTGCAGGCTTGCGTTCAGTGGATCCTCGCGCAGCTGCACAGCCGCGGCGTCTGGCTTGCCGACGTCACCGAGAACAGCAAGTGGTCGCAGCCGTGGTATCTGCCGCGCGTCGAGCAGCCTGACGCGTTCCTGTTCGACGTGAACGAGGGCGGTCATGCGTTCCCGGTCGGCGAGGCAATGGAATGGTCTAAAGAACGGGCCATCCGCGAGCAGATCGAACAGTCGATCGTCGAAAGCGTCGTCGTATCTAAGGTCTCAGGCGACATCGACAGCTTCAACAAGGCGCGTGGCCTCGAGTGGGTTCGATCGAAGCTCGAGAGCCAAGGCTATAAGTTCGTCTTCAAGGACGGAGACAAGTATCGCTACATCAGGCCAGGCTCAGAGAGCGGGACGCCTGGTGTCGTCGTCTTCCGCGGCGCCCGTGGTGATTATTGCGTGTTCAGTCACCACGGCGCTGCGGATCCTCTGTCGAACAAGGTCTCGGATCCGTTCGACCTGGTCTCCATCTTCGATCATGGGGGCGATCGGAAGGCCGCAGCGCGTGCTGTGCTGCCCAAGGCGCCGAGCGTGATCGAGCAGCTGAGCATCCTGTCCGGTCATACACACCAGCCGCAGCCTGTACCGCAGACGGTACAGGTCGAGCAGCCCAAGCGCCGCATCGACCTAGTCCCGTGGCACGACCTGCAGGACGTGAAGGTCAAGTGGCTGGTCAAGGACATGCTCCCGGCCCGATCGTTCAGTGCGATCTACGGGAGGTCCGGAGCGGGAAAGTCGTTCTTTGCCATGTATTTAGCGGCAATGGTTGCATCAGGACGTGAAGCGTTCAGCTGCGATGTCCAGCAGGGCGATGTGGTCTATTTGGCGCTCGAGGGCGGCGCCGGCTTGCGGCGTCGGCGTGATGCGCTGATGCAGCGATACGACCTGCCGGATGATCTGCCCGTGCATTTCGTGAAGGCGCAGATGAACCTGCGGTCGAGCCTCGACGATCTCAATGCGCTGATCGAGGTGATCAAGGAACGCGGCATCAAGCCTGCCGTGATCTTCGTCGATACGCTAGCGCGTGCCTATGCCGGCGGCGAGGAGAACTCGTCAGCCGAGATGATGCAGTTTGTTAGTGTCATGGCGGCGCTGCAGGATGCGCTCGACTGCACGGTCTGCGTCGTCCATCACACCGGCAAGGACGAGAGCCGCGGCATGCGTGGCTCCAGCGCGCTCCTGGCGGCTGTGGACGCCGAACTCGAGCTGACGCGCATCAGCGACGACGATGCCACAGAGCCGGTCTGTACGGTCAAATCTACGAAGCAAAAGGACGGCATGGATGGCCTCTCCTGGTCGTTCCGTCTCGACCTGATGCACGTCTCACAGCTCGATCCGGACGCCACATCTCTGGTCGTGCACCCGCTTAACGAGACCCATGAACCGAAGAAGCGGAAGCGGGCCAGCGGCAACCAGAAGATGATGCTCGATGCGCTAAAGAAGGCAATCGAGCAACAAGGAAAGCCGGTCGGTTTGGACCAAATTCCAGCCGGAAAGAAGGTTGTCAATATCGACGTGTGGCGCACATATTTCGACACAATGACCCATTTACAGGGCGACAGCGTGCGTCGGACGTTTGAGCTTCATGTGCCGAAGCTCGGACAGTCCGGACATATAAGCATGTGGGCTAAATATGTATGGATTACAGAGGGTTAGCGAGTTCGGATATTTACCGGACACTTTTTCGGATACAAAAGTGCGAAGTTAAAAATCCGGACGGACACGGATACAACACTAGGAAGTATCCGGTGTCCGGATTTAATCGGGGCAGAGAAAAGGAGGGTGATGTGGGAAGGGTGATGGAGAGGGCGTTCATGCCGCTGCCGATCGACCGAGGGCCAGTGCAAGATGCGCTCGAGCCGGTCGACAAAGTCGCCGTCGACATGGAGCGGAGATGGGGCGTCGGAAGGCTGCAGAGGCTGGTCACGCCGGACATGGCCGCACGCTTTTCGTCGGCCAGGTCAAAGCTCGACGACGCAATCCGTGATAATGATCTCGAGCAAGTTGTGCATCGCGCAAACGTCGTGATCCGCGGATGGCAGGCGCTCGATAAGGCAGCGACTGAGGCGGGACACAAAACCTATCCCGAAGCCGTCTGGCAGAAACGACATAAAGGCAGTACCTATACGATCGTGCTGGACCGGGCTGACGTAGGGAAGGTTGCGGTCGACAGTGAGACGCCGCAGCATGTCGTGACGATCGACGAGCTGCTGACAGTCTGGACAGACTTCCAAGGCCGGCGCGTCGTCGAGACGACGAAGAGCCTGTTTCCAGGCGCGACGGTCGAGAAGGTCGGAGGAGTGAGGAAGCTAGACGATGACATCCCATTTTGAGGACGGGACAGAACGGTCACAGGAAGAGCTGGACGAGTATCTCGCCGGCATCATCGACGATTACCTCGCTGAGTGTGAGGCGTCGCCTGTGCGGTTCATGGCAGTCACAAACAACGGACGGACATACAAGGTCAGGATGGAGAACAACGTGATCTGGTTTCCGTCCCTGGCAATCAAGGCGAGGAAGAAGCAGTGAGTGAAACGAAGATCGGAAGGCCGTCCAAACGGACGCCGGAACTGATCGACGAGATATGCATCAGGATCGCAAGCGGACGATCTCTTCTCAGCGTATCGAAGGACGAGGACATGCCAGATCACGCAACGATCTGGCGTTGGATGCACGCGGAAGAGGATTTCCGCGACAAATACGCGCGCGCAATCCAGACGCGAGCCATCAATCACGCAGAAGAAATAAGCGAGACAATTCAACAGGTTAAGCGAGGAGAGCTACCACCTGATGTAGGGCGCGTCGTCGTCGACGGCATGAAATGGGTAGCTTCTCGTTTGTTGCCAAAGGTTTACGGCGACAAGCAGATCGTCGAGGCGAACGTCACGCACACGCATCAGCTGCATCTTGATGCGTTGCGTGCGCTGTCTGCACGTCGATCGGGTAACGATGTCGGGTACATCGAGGGCCAAGTCATTGATATTACTGGCGATCCAACCTTTTCGGGTGAAAGGCAGGATCAAAATAGATCGCATGTGAACAGTACACATGTGAACGATCTTGCACAGATTGGGTCGCCAGACGCCAGTTTGGGTCTGGACCCCCCCGGCGGGGGCCTAGTACCGGGGGCCGGTCTCGCGCCGCCTACCGCTACTCGTACACGCAAAAAACGATCAGACCCCCCACCCCCACCCCCCGGCACACCGAAACGCCGGCCCGCCAAAAAACCAAAAAACGAAAAATGACGATCAGCTGGTTCCGGTACGTCAGGCATCACGACGTGCCTGCGCGCCAGGCGGAAGGCTGGGCGGTTGCCGCTGACTTGGGACCGACGCATGGACAATGGTCGGTCCTAATGCAATGGTCCCGCTCGGGAAGCCCGCCGGGATGTGAGACGGACGAACCTGATGCCGCAGCCGCCGATAACGAAAGCAGCCGCCGAAGAGACGGTGTTCGGGTTATTGGCGGCGCTGAAGGCGGGGCATAGCACGGGGCGATCGATCGCGCTGCTGGCTGAAAAGCTGGGCATTAGCCCGCCGACGATCTACACCAGGTTACGTCATAACGGCCCGATCGCTAGGTCGTTTCCAGAACTTTACCAACAGTTTTTAGATGCCTCGCGTGCGCGTCCGGCGCAGGAGGTTGAGTTTGCGCCTGCCGCAAAGCCGCGGGTGTCTGTGCGTGCGGGAGCGTCTCCGGAGGGGGAGACGATTAGGGTCTGCGCGATCGGTGATGTGCATGACAGCCCGACGCAGGACAAGGAGCGGTTCAAGTGGTTCGGGCGGCACATTGCGGCGACGCGGCCTAACAAGGTCGTGCAGATTGGTGACCTTGGAGACTTCCACAGCTGCTCGAGCCATGAGCCGGTCGGATCTCTGAGCGCGGCTCTGAAGCCGTCCTACCGCCGAGATTTGGACAGTTTGGAAGAGGCTCTGGCACTTATCCACAAGGAAATTGCAGGCGGGAATATCGCTTTGCACCTGGTCGAAGGGAACCACGAAGACCGTATTTACAGGTTTCAGGATCTGCATCCGGAAGCTGACGGCATGTTTGTCGAGGCGATGCACGACGTGCTGGCGCGGTTCGATTGGCGGTTCAAGCCGTATGGCGAGTTCCTGTTTATTGCTGGGGTCGGGTTTGTGCATGCGCCGAAAACGATTATGGGGCGCGCGTATGGTGGAAAGAATAGCGAGCAACAGATCGGGAATGATGCGCTGTTTTCGATCGTGTGGGGGCACACGCATCGCGCTGTGTTTAAACAGATCCCGAAAATTGGCCCGTCGCAGCACATTGAGGTGCTGAATTTAGGTAGCGCGATGCCGCAGGGCTATGTGGCGCCCTACGCTGGCACGGCGACGACGGGCTGGACCTACGGCGTGTTCGATCTTGAGCTGCGTGGCGGTCACATTGTGGGTCACCGCTTCATTGGCATGGACAGTCTGCGTGAGATGTACAGAGACTGAGGAGCTGGCGATGGACGAGGACGAAGAATTGGTCGTAGTTGGGCAGGAGAGTGAGCTGGCGCAGCTGGCTGGCGCGTTGTGTGAGCTGGCGCAGCAGGTTGATGTAACGCGCGACGACGACGCGCGGATCTACTTGCTGCAGGCAATGGCGGGGATTACCTACATGCTTAATCCGCCGAAGGGGGAGGTTCATGTCATCGACGGCGGAAAAGCCAAGCGGTAACGATTTCGTCGCGTTCATCGAGCGTTACGAGAACGATCCGATCGGGTTTGTCGAGAATGTTCTCGAGGCGAAGCCATTGCCTTGGCAGAAAGACTTTTTGCAGGCGATTGCGCGCAAGGAGCGACGGATCTCGGTGCGAGCCGGCCACGGCGTGGGCAAGAGCACGGCGTGTTCCTGGGCGCTGATTTGGCACATGACGACGCGTTTTCCGCAGAAGAGCGTTGTGACGGCGCCTACGTCGGCCCAGCTGTTCGATGCTCTGTATTCGGAGCTGAAGGCCTGGATCAACAAGCTGCCGCCCGTGCTGCGCGAGAGCTACGAAGTGTTCTCCGATCGCATTGTGCTGAAGGGAGCGCCGGAGAGTTCGTTTATTTCGGCCAGGACTAGCTCGAGCGAGAGGCCGGAGGCGTTGGCCGGCGTCCATTCCGAACACGTTTTGCTGGTGGTGGACGAAGCATCAGCCGTTCCGGAGGCGGTTTTCGAGGCGGCGGCTGGTTCGATGTCTGGTCATTCGGCATCGACAATTCTCATTAGCAACCCCACGCGAAATTCGGGTTTGTTTTACAAGACGCATCACGATCTTGCATCTGATTGGTATCGGATGCACGTCTCTTGTTTGAATATCCCGCTCGTTTCTGCTGACTTCGTTTCGCAGATCAAGGCGACATACGGAGACGAGAGCAACGCGTTCCGGATCCGCGTCCTTGGGGAGTTTGCTTTAGCTGATGACGACACCCTGATCCCCGCGGAGTTGGTCGATGGAGCCATTTCACGCGACATCAGCATTAATTCTTCTGAGCCTCTTGTTTTTGGTCTCGACGTGGCGCGTTTTGGTAGCGATCGGACCGCTTTGGTGAAGCGGAAAGGCAACGTCGTGATCGAAGTGAAGAGCTGGGGCGGTCTCGACACGATGCAAGTTGTCGGCGCGATCGTGAACGAGGCGAAATTGGACAGGCCCGACGAGATTTGCGTCGACACGATCGGTCTCGGGTCCGGTGTTGCTGATCGGTTGCGCGAATTAGGCATGAATGTGCGCGATGTGAACGTCGCTGAGAGTTCGGCGATGAACCCGAACGCAAACAAGCTGCGCGACGAGCTATGGTTGGCGGTGAAGGAGTGGCTTGCGACGAAATCCGTGAAATTGCCGGCAGATGATCAGCTGCGGCATGAGCTGGTGGCGCCTCGATACACGTTTACGTCGAGCGGCAAGGTGCAAGTTGAGAGCAAAGACAGTATGAGAAAGCGCGGCATGCGTTCGCCTGACTTGGCGGATGCGTTGTGCTTGTCGTTTGCGTCGAATGCGGCGATGGTTGGCGGGCGTGCGCCCAAGTGGGTGCCTGGTCAGGCTCTCAAGCGCCATATTCGTGGCGTTGTGTGAAAGGTATCGACATGAAAAAGGTTTGGGACACGAAAGATCCGACGAAGGGCGACAAGAAGCTGACGCCGAAGCAGAAGGCCTCGGCGAAGGCTGCAGCGGCTAAGGCTGGGCGCCCGTATCCGAACCTGGTCGACAACATGCGTGCCGCGAAAAAGAAGGGCAAGTGAGATGGAAGAAGAAATGCAGGGCGGTCAATGCCCGATTGCGACGCGCGACATCACGATCAACCTGCAGAACCGCGGGAAGGCGATCGACAAGGCCAACTATGGCCCGATGAATCCGCGCGAGCCGAACGATCGTTACTGGCAGCAGCTGGCGGCGAAGTGGGACGTTCCGGTTGAGGAAGCCAAGACGATGCGCTGCGGTAATTGCGCGGCGTTCAATCAGACACAGAAGATGATGGCCTGCATTGAGCAGGGCCTCGGAGGAAGAGGGCAAGCCGATGACCCTATGGAAACGATGGAAGCAGGCAATCTCGGATTTTGCGAGATCTTTGACTTCAAGTGCGCCGCCGAGCGCACCTGCGACGCCTGGATTGTCGGAGGCCCCATCACCGACGAAGAAGAGGGCGACGAGTACGGCGAAGCCGAAGAAGGATCCGAAGAAGACGAAAGCTACAACGAAGAGGATTAAGTCTTGAAAGTAGCGATCTGCATACCGGCACGGGAGACGGTGTGTTCTGGCTTTGCGAAAGACCTGGCGATGTTGACTGCCAACATCTACGCAGGTCTTCCGCAAGGCGGCACGTTCAACGTCAACATCCTCAGCGGCACGCTGATCGCCGACCAGCGTCAGAACCTGGTCCGCAAGGCGTTCGCCGCTGACTACGACTATGTGCTGTTCCTCGATGCCGACATGCGGTTTCCGGCGAACACGTTCTGGCAGCTGCAGAAGCACGACAAGGACATCGTTGCGGCGAACTATCCGACGCGCCGGATCCCCGTTAAGACCGTCGCCTTCCGTGATTTTGCGAACCTCGAGTGCATCTACACGGACGGCGACAGCACGGGGCTGGAAGAGGTCGATGCGGTCGGTATGGGCTGCATGCTGATCAAGATGGACGTGTTTCGGAAGTGTCCGCTGCCGTGGTTCAACCTGGCCTGGTTGCCGTCCGGCAACGTGTGGGTCGGCGAGGACATCTACTTTTGCAAGCTTGCCCAGGCTAACGGGTTCAAGGTCTACATCGACCACGACCTGTCAAAAGACGTGAAGCATATCGGCACGATGGAGTTCACACACGACCATGCGGTCGAGTGCCGGCCCGACGAGCCGCAAGACATCGCAGATGCCGCGCAAAAGATGGAGGCGCTCAATGAAGAAGTCGAAATCTGAGAAGAAGATCAGCAAGGTGATGACAGAGTTCGGAGCCGGAAAGCTGCACAGCGGATCGAAAAAGGGTCCGGTCGTGAAGTCACAGAAGCAGGCGATCGCCATCGCTCTGTCTGAAGCAGGCAAGAGCAAGAAGAAGTGAAGCACTTCTACGACCAGGTCGACGGCTGGTTCAATTTTTCGCGCCCCTACCGAGAAGCGGTCAAAGGCGCGAAAGATGGCGCGATCTTTGTCGAATTGGGGTGCTGGAAAGGCAAGTCTGCGTCTTTTCTTGGCGTCGAGATCGTCAACAGCGGAAAGTCGATCGCACTGCACTGCGTCGACCATTGGGGCGGATCAAATGAGCCTGCTCACAAGACTGACCCCGATCTTGAGCGCGTTTTTGACATCTTTAGAGAGACGATGGAGCGCATCGACGGCCTCGACCTGCATGTGCATCGCATGCCGTCTGCGCCGGCAGCTCACAAGTTTGAGGACGGATCTGTCGACTTCGTCTGGATTGACGCGGGCCACGAATATGAGGATGTCATGGCTGACATCGAGGCGTGGTGGCCTAAGTTGAAGGCCGGCGGCGTCATGGGCGGTGACGATTACCCGATGGATGGTGTAAAGAAAGCTGTAGATACAGTTTTCGCGGGACGCGAAGTCGGCTCAGAGAATGGCTGGCAGTGGTGGCGCGTTCGGAAGAAGGGATAAGACGATGGCAGACATGCTCCCCGGCAAATACGATCCGAGCTACACGCCGATCCCGAAGCCGCGCGTTCTGAACGGAGACACGGGTCTCCTGGTTCCTGATCAGGGTGGGATCGACGACGAAGAGTTCGCCTTTATTCTGCGCCAGGCGATCGAGAACGCGCAGAGCTACATCGACAGCTACCTCGCGCCCGAGCGCGAAGCGGCGATGGCGTACTACCTCGGCGACAAGTTCGGCAACGAGGAAGACGGTCGCTCGCAGGTCGTTTTGACGGAAGTGCGCGACACGATCCTGGCGATGCTGCCGTCGCTGCTGCGGATCTTCACGGGTCCGGAGAAGGTCGTCGAGTTCGTGCCGAAGATGCCGGAAGACATCGAAGCCGCCGAGCAGGCCACAGACCTGATCAATTACATTTTCATGCAGGAGAACCCCGGCTTCCGGATCCTGCACGACGCCATGAAGGACGCTCTGATCCTCAAGACCGGCGTCATTACCTGGTACAAGGTCGACGACGAGAGCGTCGAGTACTACTCGTACTCCGGTCTGACGGCTGACGAAATGATGATGATCCAGAACGAGCCTGGGGTTTTCATCGAAGAGATGCTTGAGGAGTTCGACAGCGCAATCGGCGTGCCGTTCTATTCGCTGCGGATCCGCAAGACGAAGCGCACGCCGCGCTACGTCGTCGAGTGCATCCCGCCCGAGCAGTTCCTGATCGACAGCGAAGCCACGAACCTCGACGACGCGATCTACGTCGGGCGCCGCAAGCTGGCGACGGTCTCCGAGCTGGTGGCGATGGGCTACGACCGCGACATCATCGAGCAGAACGCTGGCACGGGCGGCTTTGAAGAGAACCTCGAGGTTCTTGTCCGCAATCCGGCAGATCAGTCGTTTTTTGGCATCACAAACGCAACAGACGAAACGACCGATCGCGTCTTTTACGTCGAGAGCTATGTGCGGGTCGACAAGGACGGCGACGGCATCGCCGAGCTGCACAAGGTCTGCTCTGTTGGCAATGGCGCCTACATTCTGCATGACGAGGTCGTGCAGCATGCGCCGTTTGCAATCCTCTCGCCGGATCCGACGCCGCACACGATTTTCGGCCAGTCGATCGCCGACCAGACGATGGACCTGCAGCTGATCAAGTCGACGATCATGCGCGCGACCCTCGACAGCCTGGCGCAGTCGATCCATCCCCGCATGGCGGTGGTCGAGGGCCAAGTGAACCTCGACGACGCCATGAATACGGAAACTGGTGCTCTGGTGAGAGTGCGTCAGCCTGGCGCCATTGCTCCCCTTGTTGAGCCGTTTGTCGGCCAAGCCGCCCTCGGCGTGCTGGCCTACATGGACGAGATCAAGACGCAGCGCACGGGCATCTCACGCGCCTCGCAGGGCCTCGACGCAGACGTGCTGCAGTCGACCACCCGCGCGGCTGTCCAGGCGCAGCTGTCGTCGTCTCAGGAGCGCATCGAGATGATTGCGCGCCTGTTCGCTGATGGCTTGAAGCGGTGCTTCCAGGGCCTTCTCAAGCTCGTCGTGCAGCATCAGGACAAGCCGAAGATTGTCCGCTTGCGGAATAAGTTTGTCCCGATCGACCCGCGCGGCTGGGACGACGGCATGGACATGACGGTCAACATCGCCTTGGGCCGCGGATCCGACGACCAGCGCATGGCCTTCCTGATGCAGATCATCCAGCAGCAGAAGGAGATCATCCAGGTCTACGGGCCGTTCAACCCGCTAGTCGATCTCAACCAGCTGCGCGATGCTCTGGCCGAAGTGACGCAGCTCGCCGGCTTTCAGGACCCGACGAAGTTCTGGAAAGAGATCAACCCGCAAGAAGTGCAGGCCTACATGCAGCAGATGGCCGGCAACAAGAAGCAGGATCCGGCGGAGATGCTGGCCGGTGTCGAGGCCGAGAAGATCAAGGCCGACATCCTTATCAACGCCGCCAAGCAGGAACTCGAGCGCAACAAGGCGATGGCCCAAGCCGACATCGAGCGCGACAAGCTCTTCGTCGACGCCATGATCCGCGCGACAGAGCTGCAGGCCAAGTACGGCACGCAGGTCGACATCGCCATGATCAAGGGCGAGGTCGATCGCCAGCGTGAAGAAATTCGTGCCATGTTCAGTGCGGCGCAGACGCAACAGGTTGCGCCGGAGCCGCAACCCATGCCGATGCAGATGCCACCGATGGGGATGTGATGTCGACGTTTGACATTCAAGCGGTTGAGCAGGCAACCCGCGTGGCCGTAGAAGCCGGCCACCGCGTGTTGCAGGCTCACCGCTTTGACCATAACGACATCCTGCACGTTCGTCGGCTTGCTCTATGGGCCGATATCCCGAACGGGGCGCGTGTTGTCGACATGGGCAGTGGGATCGGTGAGGTGGCGCGGCTTTGGCTGTTTACTCAACCTGACGTTGAGTTTTGTTTGGTCAACATCAGCCGTATGCAGCTTGATATGTCACCCCTAGATATGGACAGGCATTGCTGCGACATGCTTTCCGTGCCTGAGCCAGATGGGGCTTTTGATGCCGCTGTTTGCATGTTTGCGATTGGCCACGTTGATCGGTTCAAGGCGTTCCGTGAAATGGCGCGTCTTGTTCGCCCTGGCGGCATTGTGTTCGTTTACGACATGGTGCGCGTTTCTGGCGACAACAGCGAGCTAGAAAAGTTGGCCTACCGGGTTGATGGCCGCGAGGTCATGGAGGACTACGCGCAGATGGCTGGCCTTCAACTTGACTTCTATCTTGAGCCGGTAGACGGCGGATGGTTTGGGCCAAATGCGTTTGGAGACGACTTTGATCGTTATTTCGGCGACGTGAAGCCGGCGATCTGGCGGTTTAGGAGGGGCCATGTCGTTTGAACAGGAAGACCTGTGGCGCGAGGCCAAGAGCCTCGCAAACAGCCGAGCGGCAATGGAAGTGATCCGGCGCATCGAGCAGCGCCTGATTGATGAATGGTCGAACTCTGACCCCGAAAAGTACGACGAACGCGAGGCGTCATATCACCTCGTCCGCGCTGTTCGCACATTTCGGGACGAGCTTGCGGCGCTGGCGAGTGAGCCAGACGTGACCGCGTTCAACCGTCGCTTGAAGGGCGACCGATAAGGGAGTAAATACATGAGTGGAGCCGAGCAGTCGCAGCCCAGCGAAATCGGCATTGCAGAAGCAGCAGACCGCATGGCGGCACTGATGGGAGCCTCTGAGGCCGAACCCACACCCGCTAAAAGTCAGCCTGCCCCTGCCGCGACCGAAGAGGTCGAGGCGTCTGCGGAAGATGTCGAAGAGACGCCTTCTGAGGATGGAGAGGCCGCAGAGACCGAAGAGGTCGAAGCGTCATCCGACGAAGATGCGACAGAAGCCGCAGAGGACGACGAAGATGGTTCGGAAGGTGAGCTTTCGGATGAAACGCTCGTAACCGTCAAGATTGACGGCAAGACGCAGCAGATCACTCTGAAGGAAGCACGGGAAGGCTATCAACGGCAGTCCGATTATTCGCGTCGAATGAATGTTCTCCGTCAGGAGCAACAGGCAGTCGAAGCGGTTCGCCAGCAAGTATTAGTTGAGCGATCGCAGTACGAGCAGATGCTCCCCGTTCTGCAGCAGCAGCTCCAGCAGCTAATGCCGCAAGAACCGGATTGGGAAAAGCTGCATCGTGAAGATCCGCTGAACTACCCGCTGATCAGAGACCAATGGCGCGACTACCAGGAGCGCCTTGCTGCGACGAGAGCCGAACAGGAACGTCTCAGCTATCTGCGTCAGCAAGAAGAGCAGATGCGTATGCGTCAGGTCGTTCAAGAGGGCCAGAAGTGGCTCGTCGAGAAGGTGCCTGAGTGGCGCGATCAAAAGAAGTGGGACGACGCGCGTAGCAAGCTGAAGGACTATGGCCGCAAGGTCGGCTATACGGACGAAGAACTCGCGCAAGCATACGACCCACGCGCTCTTTTAGTTCTCGACAAGGCTCGCAAGTATGACGAGCTGATGGCTAATCGGCCCAAACCTGTGAAGCAGGAAGGCCCCAAGCCGATGAAAGCGGGAACCGCGGCATCTACGCCGCGCAAGGCGACCGAAATAACGCGAATGAAACAACGTCTCGCTAAAACTGGCAGCGTCGATGACGCCGCTGCATTTTTCGGTCTACTAGACAGCAGGAGGTAAGCCAATGGCTTCCGTTTCTAAAGTAACGACGTATGACGCGTCGAATGCGATCCGCGAGGATCTCGCCAACATCATCTACGACATCTCTCCGGTTGATACGCCGTTCATGTCGAACGTCGGTCGTGACACCGCATCGAACACCTACTTCGAGTGGCAGACAGATGAGTTGGCCGCAGCTGGCGCGAACGCAGCCGTAGAAGGTGCAGACGCCGGCAATGCCGACTTTGACGCAACTCTGCGCGTGGCGAACTACTGCCAAATCTCGACGAAGGTTGTCTCTGTATCGAACACATCCGATGCAGTGAACACTGCAGGGATGCGCACAGTCATGGCCTACCAACAGGCCAAAAAATCGAAAGAGCTAAAGCGCGACATGGAATTTATCCTGTTGCGTAACCAGGCTGCTTCTGCCGGCAGCACGTCGACCGCTCGCAACACTGCAGGCTTGCCTGCATGGTTGCAGACGAACGTGCAGGCAAACAGCGCAACTGCTGGCACGATGTCTGGCGCTGGCGGCAACGGCTACCCGAACGCTGCTTGGACGAACCTCTCGACATCGACCGATGTCGCGTTCACGGAAGCCATGCTCAAGACTGCACAGCAGCAGGCTTGGTCGGAAGGCGGCAATCCGTCGATCCTCATGGTCGGCCCGTACAACAAGACCGTCGCCTCGGCGTTCGCTGGTCTTGCTGAACAGCGCGTGACCTACAACCAGGTCAAGCCGCTCAAGATCATTGCGACCGCCGATGTCTACCTCGGCGATTTCGGTGAGCTTGCGATCGTTCCGAACCGCTTTCAGCCCGAAAACTTCGCTTTCGTGCTCGATCCGGAATACGCCTCGGTCTCGTACCTGCGTCCGTTCCGCGTCATCGACATCGCCCCGACAGGCGACGCCGCGAAGAAGGAACTCGTGGTCGAGTACGGCCTCCGCGTGAAGAACGAAAAGGCTCACGCGATCATCGCCAACCTCACGACCTCGGCGTGATGAATAAGGAGGGCGGGGCAACCCGCCCTCTCTTTATCGGAGAGGATTGATGGCGGAAGAGTTTGCGCCTGGCAGTTTCAGTCTCGGCGGTGACGAGTTCACCGGCTCGATGACAAAGATGCACATCACGCCTGACGGCAAGATGCACATCGAGAATATCTACAACGTCGACCCGATCGCCGAGCAGGCGAAAGTTGAACGTAACGAAGTTTCACGCACGGCAAAGACGGGCGACATGGTCAAGGTCGCAAGCTTGCCGATGCACGTTTATCTCGAGCTGCTTCAGCGCGGGATCATTGGCGACAAGATGGCGATGCGTCGCTGGCTTCAGTCAGATGAAGCGCAGCCCTGGCGCACGCACTGGATGGCAAGCTGATGGCGACGATCACGAACTACACGACGCTGCAAAGCACGATCGCCGACTATCTGAACCGCGCGGATCTGACGGCTCAGATCCCGACGTTTATTCAGATGGCCGAAGCCGACATGAACACACGTCTCCGCACGCGCGAGATGATCGTGCGGGCAGAGGCGACGAGCAGCAATGAATACGTTCAGCTGCCGTCTGATTGGGTTGAGGCGATCAACCTGCACATCGTCGACGGCAAGCAGCCGCTGCGGTTCGTGACGCTCGACGAAGCCGATCGCATCATCAAGCAAAACATCTACACGCAGGTTGCGGCGTTCTCTCTGATGAACGGCGCTCTTGAGCTTGTGCCGCCGCCTGGCTCCGATGTCGACATCGAGATGATCTACTACGGAAAGATCCCGGCGCTCTCAGCTCAACAGGCGACGAACTGGCTACTGACGAAGGCGCCGGACGTTTACCTGTACGGATCTCTCTTGCACGCGCAGCCGTTCCTCATGGACGACCAGCGCATGCCGGTCTTTGCAACTCTTTACAACTCTCGGATTGAAGCCCTAAACGAAGAGAGCATGAAGTCCACACACAGCGGATCCCCGCTGATTGCTAGAGCCAGGAGGGTCTACTGATGGCTGGTTTAACTAATTTTGCTGAAGACCTCGTTCTCGATTGGCTCTTCACAAATGCTGCAGCGACGCGCCCGACTGCTTGGTACGTCGGCCTCTTCACTGTCGCGCCAGGCGAAGGCGGCGGCGGTACTGAGGTATCTGGCAACTCCTATGCGCGCACTGCGGCGACGTTTACTGTTTCTGGCACGGCTCCGACGACGGCATCGAACAGCTCCGCTGTCGAGTTCCCCGAAGCCTCTGGCTCGTGGGGAACGATCGTTGCTGCCGGCATCTTCGACGCCTCGACATCCGGCAACCTCATCGCGTTTGCCGACTTGACGACCAGCAAGGCGATCGATACGGGCGACGTGCTGCGGTTCAACACTGGCGCGCTCGACATCACGCTTGACTGATGGCTTATCTCGGTCGGCCATACGGTGAGTACGACTATGGCGACGGAGCCTACGGGACTGCCGTCGTCATTAACGTCGACCCGTATCCTGGCCGAGACTATGGCGGGTGGGACTATGGCGCTTGGAGCTACGGCGAAAGCCTAGCACTCAACCAGATCGTCATCACGTCTGACGCGGCGGCAACGTCGACGAAGATCGTCTCGGCTGTTGCTGAGGCTATGTCGACGACAAGCGGCGCGGCGGCTGCGGCCAATACAGAACTTGCGGCCTGCGTCGTCGTCATAACGTCTGACGCGAGTGCGGTAGGCGGCAGGATCCGCGAAGCGGCAGCGGCGGCAACTTGTGTGTCCGATATGTCGGCAGTCGCCGATCGGGACAGGAACGCCACGGCGATCGGCGCCAGCACATCTGACGGGACGGCCTCGGCGTACATCTCAATCATCGTCGAGGCGATCGGCACATCCGAAAGCGATGCGATCTTCACGCCGACGCGTGAGACGCTGGCCGTCGCCTTGGCGACCTGCCTGTCTGACGCTGCCGCCACTGGAAACGCGAACTATTCTGCTGTAGAGCTAATTGCTGTTCAGAGCGATATGACGGCAGTGCCACGGCGCAATCTGTTCCTGTCTGTAGTCGTCTCTGTGACATCGAGCATGACGGCCAACGGGCGGTATCTATGGGAAAAGGAAACAGTGGCATCTGAGACGTGGAACCCACAGTCGGCTTCTGCTACGACTTGGACGACGGTGCCTGTTTCTTCTGAGACTTGGACAATCCAGTAGGAGGCTAACGTGGCCGACAGCTATACAACCAACCTAAACCTGACGAAGCCGGAAGTTGGCGGAAGCCGTGACACCTGGGGCACGAAGACAAATGCCGATTGGGATTTAGTCGATGCAGTCTTTGCTGCGGCTGGCACTGGCACGTCTGTCGGTCTCAACGTCGGCGCAGGCAAGACGCTTGCGGTCGCTGGGACGATTAACGTCACCGGCACGGTCTCGGGCGGCATCATTGCTACGCTCACCGGCACGCAGACGCTGACGAACAAGACGCTCACGACGCCTGTCGTAAACGGATTTACGGGCGACACGTCGCTCGTCAATATCGGATCCGGCCAGTTCTACAAGGCGACAGACGGAAAGATCGGTTTCTCGACGGCATCGCCTGCATCCATCCTCGACGTAAACGGAAACGTCGCGCAGAACATCGTCGCCGTGGCGGCGTCTGCGATCGACTGCTCCGCAGGCAACTTTTTTACGAAAACGGCATCCGGCGCTCTGACCTGGACGTTCACAAACGTGCCGGCGTCTCGCGCGTTCGCTTTGATCCTCGAGCTTACGAATGGCGGCACTGGCACGCAGACGTGGCCGGCTGCAGTCAAGTGGCCTGGCGGCACGGCTCCGACGCTGACGGCGTCCGGTGTCGACGTTCTCGGATTTATTACAGACGACGGCGGCACAACGTGGCGCGGTGTCGCTCTGATGATTGACAGCAAATAAGGGAATAGTGCTGTGCTGACAGATCTGCTCGTCAAGAATGCTTCAAGCGATCGGCTGTACGTCGAGGACGTGTTCAGCACATGGCTCTATTCGGGGAACGGCAGCACGCAGACCATTACCAACGGGATAAACCTGTCTGGTAAAGGCGGAATGGTTTGGGTTAAGGGGCGAAATCAAACAGTCGGACACTGGCTAACAGATACAAGCCGTGGGGCGACAAAATCACTTCAAACAAATTCAACAATCGCCCAGCAAACAAAAACCGCTGGTATAAGTTCATTCTCTGCGACAGGTTTCAATCTTGGTGATGACGGTGATTTTAACGATGCTGCTGGAAACTACGCCTCATGGACCTTCCGCGAGGCACCGAAGTTCTTTGATATTGTGACGTACACGGGGAATGCTAGTGCGCGCGACATTAGCCATAGCTTAGGAACATCACCGGGCTTCATAATTATCAAGCGAACAGATGCAGTTGCTCAATGGAATGCGTGGCACAGAAGCCTAGCAGCAAATAACATTTTATTTTTGAACCAAACTGCTGCAACTACTAGCGCTTCCGGCTATGTATCTGCTGTATCCAGCACCACGTTTTCTATTGGCACTCAAAATAACGTCAACGCCTCGGGTGGCTCCTACGTCGCCTACCTCTTTGCCCACGATACAACCGCTGATGGCATCGTGCAGTGTGGGTCGTTTACGACTGACGGTTCTGGCGCTTACTCTGTTAATCTTGGCTGGGAGCCGCAATTTATTCTTGTAAAACAAACAAACGGTACAGCAAATTGGTACTTATACGATACGATGAGGGGATTGCCAGACACATACAATGATGGTGTAGAACTATATCCAAACACATCAGGAACAGAGCAGCTTAACGCTTCTGCTAGGCCAAGCGCTACAGGGTTTTATTCAACGAACTTTGCTGGCGCAGGGGCGACACATATCTACCTCGCCATCCGCCGAGGCCCTATGAAGGTGCCTACGGATGCGACGAAAGTGTTAAATTTAAGCACGCGGACAGGTACTGGCGCTACAGCTTCTATTTCTGGTTTAACATCAGCTCCTGATGTTGCATTTATTTCTTCCCGCAACGGGTGGAGTTCCCCAGTATTTATAGATAGGCTTCGTGGATTTGGACAATCATTAGTTACTGTTTCAACATCTTCCGAAGGATCGGCAACAGATAGTATTACTGCTATGGGTAATACATCTATATCTCTTGGATCAGACACGACTCAAGGCTATGTAAATTATAGCAGCAAACCTTATGTTAATTGGATATTGAGCCGCGCCCCCGGCTTCTTTGATGTGGTCTGCTACACGGGGACAGGGGCCGCTGCTACAGTCACGCATAATCTTGGCGTTGTCCCTGAAATGATTATTGTTAAGGGGAGAAGCGGAGCTACCGATTGGCCTGTTTATCATGTAGGGACAAATGGCGGGGTTTCCCCGCAACAATATTATACGCGATTAAATTCAACAGCGGCGCAAACAAATGCGGTTGCAAACTGGAATAACACAGCTCCCACTTCTACCGTGTTTAGTGTTGGTGGGAACAATGTAGGTGCAGGCACAACCTATGTTGCCTACCTTTTTGCAACATGCGCT